AAAGCAAAAGGATTTATATTCTTGCTTAACTGGTGCATTTGGATCTATCAACGCAAACTCAAGCAGTTCAGCTTTATTTGATCTAACAATCGACAGTGAATCAGGTGATTCTCCTACAGTATTAAGCCCTCGTCATATCGCAAGAGCAAAATCAAAGCTTGGAGATCAAGGCGGCAAGCTTACAGCAATAGCAATGCACTCTAATGTTTATGGTGATTTGCTAGAGCGTAATATGATTGATCGTATTTACGACAACACAGGCGCACCAGATTCAGACGCTACAGGTGGTAGTACAACAAGAGCCTTTGATGGCCCTAATGTTGTTGAGACATTTGGTGGTTTAAGAATAATCGTAAGTGACGATATTCCAACCACAGGATCTGGAGCTTCAACTGAGTATTCAACATTCTTCTTTAAACAAGGGGCAGTTGTTACAGGTGAAAAAGCACCAATCAGAACACAAACAGATAGAGACATTCTTGCTCTTGAGGAAGCAATGGCAGTGGATCTCCACTACATCTATCACCCTGTAGGGTTGAAATATGCAGTAACAACTGTAAACCCCAATAGAAGCACTCTTGAAACTGTAGGCTCTTGGTCGAAAGTCTATGAAACAAAAAATATAGGGATTGTACGCTCAACGAACGTGAGTAATCAGGATTAACTGAGAACCCTTACTATAACTAGGATTTTTTATCATGCCTTCTTTATTTGATGTCACAGCAGGGTCACTTATTGGCCCAACGACAGGTGGAACTGTTACGCAAGGGACTAACAAAGCAACAGGTGTCACCCTCAACACTGAGAGTGGTCAAATTACAATGCACAATGCTTCATTAGCCGCTGGTGCAGAAGTTGCTTTTACAGTTACAAACAGCAAGATTTCAACAACTGATGTGGTCGTTGCATGTCATGGTTCTGGAGGTACTCTTGGTGCTTACCTTGTAAGTGCTAACGGTACTTTTGACGGTTCATTTAAAATTGTTGTTTCTAATTTATCAGCCGGTGATCTAGGTGAAGCTATTGTTATTAATTTTGTTGCTCTTAAGGGGGCATCTAGCTAATGGCAATGTTCGCTTTTAGGCGAATGAGAGAACAAAATGAGGCTGCCCAAAAAGCAGCTTCACTTGTTCAAACTCTTGAAAAGCCAAAATCAAAAACTAAGTCCAAAAAGGTAAAACTCAATGGCGATAACTCTTGATGCTACTGTTGGCGGGGCTAATGCCAACACTTATATAACTCTTGCTGACGCAAACTCTTTCATTGAGGGTTTAGTTCTTAGTGATGACACTGCGGCATGGGACGGATCAAGCACTGATAACAAAAACAGGGCTTTGTTTACATCAGCCCAAAGAATCGACAGAGAAAAGTTTTTAGGTGCAAAAGTAGCTGACACACAGGCACTTGAGTGGCCTAGATCAGGAGTAAGGAAACCTGATACATACACCAACTTGTATGGTTTGAGCTTTCCAAATAGATTAGTTGCTGATTATTACCTTGATACTGAAATTCCAGATCGGGTAAAACACGCACAGGTTATATTAGCTGTATATCTAAACAACAACAGGAACGGGTTAGAACTAAGCGGCTTAGAAGACTTTGCTGCTGTAAGTATTGGAAATATAAATGTGACTCCTAGATTTTATGGGGCTACCGGTATTGATCGAATACCACCGATAGTTGATCATTACTTGATGGGTATTAGAATAGGTGGAAGAGCAAACTTATCAATCAAGAGGTCTTAAAGTGAACTACGGCTACCAATACCCAGCAGGGTTAATCATTACAAATACTGCAACACATACAGGCAGATTTGGAAAGGTTCATTGTTTGGCAGATGCTGAAGCAACTTTTGTAGCTGAGAACTTAACAGAAAATGGTTCTGCAACTATCAACGGCATCACAATGAAAGCATCAACAGAAGTTGAAGGTGTTATCACAAGTATCACTCTTGCAAGTGGTCAGGTTATTGCATATTCATTATGAGTCTTGCAAATGCACTAAAAAAAGCTGCTAGTGCTTCACTAAAGAAGCTTGGTGGTGATGTGACTATCAGACAAGTAACAGCAGGAGCATATAACACTACTACTGGAGCTATAACAGAATCTACATCTGATACAACAATCAAAGGTGCATTGAGTAATGTTTCAAGAAATCAAGTAAATGATTTGATTGAGTCACAGGATAAACTGCTAACTATATCTAGTGGTGATCTTACATTTGTACCGACCACAAAAGACAGGGTTGTAATAAGTAGTGTTGAATTTAAAATTATTCAAGTTCGTACAAATGAGCAAAATAATACACCTATAAGTTTTGATCTTATCTTGAGGTAACTATGGCTAGGCAGATAAAACTAAATCAGATTGATGATGTGATGAAAGAAGTGGTGATTGATCTTGTCGCTGCAACTACTCTAAACTGGACAGCAAGGGTAAAAAAAGCAACACCAGTTTTTTCATCTGATAATTACACACAATCAGAACTTGATGCTCTTCCAAAATTTTTCAGGCAATCAATATTGAAACACAAGGGAGGTGAACTGAGGGATTCATGGCAGACAAAAATACAAAAATTTAAAGGAACAATTACAAGCAATCTGGAATATGCAGAGCCTGTTTGTTTTGGTATCAACTTACCGCCAACATGGGGTGGTCAATATAAAACAAGGCAGGGAACAGTACCTGGATTTCCAGAACTTATTGCAAAAGAACTGACAACAAATTATATTCCTAGACAGCTTGCAAGAATAGTGAGGAACAAATAATGGCAGCAACAGACCTTAATACCGTCAGATCCACAATTGAGGCAAGACTTGCAACAGAACTAGCATCAAGTCCAGTTATTCCTGTCATTTTTAACAATATGGCATTTGATTCAACAACAGAAGATACCTTTGTACAATGTCTTACAAGTTTCGGTGCAAATGAATATCTAAGTCAGGGAGATACAAGCGCAGCGACAAATAATGTTGTCGGTCTGGTTGTTCTTAACATATTTACAGAAGAAGGTATTGGAGCAGGGTCTAATTACACAATTTGCAAAAGGCTTAGAGACTTATACAATAGAGTGACTGTAAGTAATGTAATTTTTGATTCTCCTGTCGGCCCTGAAGTGTTTGCATCAAGTCCAGAAGGTAAGTTTCAAACACAAATTAGAATTACTTTTAACATTTACGAGGATCTTTAATCATGCCAAAACTTGTTATTACAGAAGAAATGCTTGACGCTATCGAAGCTGTCAAAGGTGTAAGAGATTCGCAAATGTGGGATCCTAATTGCAAAAGATATATGGAGAGTCAACAAAAATCTAAAAAAGATGTAAAAACTTCCGAAAAGAGTTAATATATTTATAAATCTTTCTTTTTTTTGTCATGGCAGCTATTAGAGGTGATGTAGGCAAGGTCATGTTCCACAATGCGGCTGGAACTGAAGCCGATATTTCTGGAACTAGGTCTTGGTCATTATCTATTTCAAAAGATACTTTAGAAACCACAGTTCAAGGTAATACATCAAAAACATTTGTTGGCGGTCTTATCTCTGGTGAAGGCACAGCAGAATTAATTTATGATAATGCTGGAAACTCAGACTATCTTGCATTTGTTGAAGACATATTAACAACAGGTGACGCTGGTGACGCATTGTTTGAATTGTTCCCTGATAGTTCAGCTAGTTCAAAAAAATTAGCTTTTTCTGGAATTATTACAAGTGCTGAGTATGGTGCAACACTTGGAGAAACTCAGTTGATAAACATTTCATTTATAACAACTGGTGCAATAACTTCAGACATATAGTAAATTTTAAATAACTAACCCCATTAAATTTATGCCAAACAAAAGAACTATTGATCTGTTGACTGAATCTTACAAAGATCAGATGACAGCTAGACGTAAATATGAATTTAAAAACTCTAAAGGTGAAAAAGTTGTTGATTTATATTTTAAGCCATTAACAAGATTTGATAGGCAAAGAGCGCAAAGTGTCTCTGGTACTGATGAAGCTTTAACTATATCAACTCAACTACTTTGCCAAATGGCAGAACTAGAAGATGGTACAAAGGCTTTTGCTCTCGCTGATGCACCAAACTTACAAAGAGAACTTCCAGAAAATATTTTAAATGAAATAGAGTTATTTTTGTTTGATATCAAACTTGATATAGATACAGCAAAAAACGATTAAGGCGAGATAATTGGCTTAACTTTGAATTTTTTCTCGCAACAGAACTAGGTAAAACAATTAATGAACTAAGAACTTCTATTTCTCAGGAAGAGTTGATATATTGGGCTGCATATTATGAAAACAAATATGAAGAAGAAAAAAGAGCAGCACAACGACAAAAGGACAAATCAAGGTAATATATAATAAAGGCTTTTTTTATTTGTGGCAGAGTCAGTTGTTACCCTAAGAGTTGATGCCAGTGGTGCAACAAGAGCCTTGCAGGGTGTACAAAATAGAACCAATGCGCTACAAAGATCGTTTGGTGGTTTAAAAGCAGCGATTGGTGGTGTTGGGATTTCATTATTAGCAAGACAGGCAGTAAGAACATCAATCAATTTTGATAAATTAAATTTACGTTTAGGACTACTTACAAAAGCAACAGGAGATTTTTCTGCGGCTCAAAAGATTGCAACTGATGCTCAAAATTTATTTGGTCTTAGTGCAACAGAAGCTCTTGAGGGTGTTACAAATATTACAGCAAGATTAAAACCATTAGGGGTAAGTCTAGAAGATATTAGAACGACTTTTATCGGATTTAATACTGCTGCAAAATTAGGTGGTGCAAATGCACAGGAAGCCTCCAATGCCTTCAGACAATTAGCACAGGCTCTTGGTTCTGGTAGGTTGGCTGGAGATGAATTTAGGAGCGTATCAGAGCAGATACCATTGATACTAAAACCATTGGCAGATGAGTTGGATGTAGATGTAGGTAAACTGAAAGAACTTGCTGCCCAAGGTAAGTTAACAAGTGATGTGGTGATCAGGGCATTGAGACAACTAGGAAAACAGGGTGGCGAGGATTTGAAGGCGATCTTGGAAAATGACCCGACACAGGTATTTAAAAATCTAAGTAATGAAGCTGAAAACTTATCAAGAGCAGTAGGAGAACAACTTACTCCAGCCATTTTGCCTGTGATCAGAGCATTAACGGAACTGACAAAAGCAGCTGTTGAGTTTGTTAATTCACCGATTGCCAAAACTGCTGCGATATTTGCAGCGATAGCATTTGCAGCAAAGGGTGTGGTGGTAATTTTACCAGCTGTGGCTTTAGGATTACAGAAAATAGCTTTTGCAGGTGGATTAGCAACGATTGCATTAAAGGCTTTGCCATTTGCTGCTATTGCTGTGGGTATTGGTGCTGTCACAACGGCTTTGATTAAAAATATAACTGAACAGAAAAAATTTATAAAAGCATTACAAGATGGAGATAAGGCAGCATTAAAAAGTGAACTAAATAGATTATTTATTTCAAGACAGAAACTTTTACAAAGATTAGGAACAGCACAGGAAAATAATAACAAAAGAGCAGAAGCATCATTAAAAAGACAGCTTGCAGAACTTAATAAAAACTATGATCAAGTTCAAAAAAGATTGCTTACAGAAATAGTTAAAACAAATGAGATAGAAAAACAGAATAAAAAATTACAGGAACAAGAAGAGCTTCAAAAGAAAAATCAAGAGGCAGCAGAAAAATTGAAAGAAAAAATGACGGCAGTGGGTGAAGAAATTGAAAGCAGTATCAAGAGTAATTTAAGAGAATCTATTACTGGAGCACAGTCGTTTGGTCAGGCAATGACCAATGTATTAAATAAAATTAGAGATAAGATCATTGATGCTCAGATAGATAAATTATTAGGAAATTTTGGAGAAAACTTTGGGGCTTCTTTTGGTGGAAAAAGAAAAGGCATTGGTGGATTTTTAGGTGGTTTGATTGGTGGACTTTTTGCAAACGGTGGTCAACCACCTGTTAATAAAATTTCAGTAGTAGGGGAACGTGGGCCAGAATTGTTTGTACCAAAAACCGCTGGCACAATTATTCCAAACAATGCTATCGGGGGCGGTAATACAACAAACAATATGATCACCGTAAACGTAGACGCAACAGGTAGTTCTGTTCAAGGAAATGGATCAGAAGCCGATCAACTAGGCGGTTTGATTGCTTCTGTTGTGCAGGCAACTATAATTGATGAGCAAAGGGCAGGGGGTTTGTTAAATAGATAATGGCTACATTTCCATCAATAACTCCCACTTATGGGATGAGAAAACAAAGCAAACCAAAAGTTAGGGTTTCTTCGCTTGGTGATGGTTATGAGTTTAGGGCTTTATATGGCCTTCCATTATCTCAAGACCCTAAAGAATATGATCTTACTTTTAACGTGTCTGAGACTGATGCAGATGTCATAGAAGCATTTTTGAGAAGTAGAGTAAACGATCAGGCAAGTTTTACATTTACACCACCAGCAGAAGGCTTTACAAAAACAGGTACATATTCGCAAAGTGGGACTACTGTGACTATTAGTATCACTTCACATGGAGTTGCTATTGGTGATGTTTTGACGATTGATTATACAAGTGGTTCTGCAACTGATGGAACTTTTGCTGTAGCCTCGTCTGCTGATGCAAATACTTTTACAGTTACGGCTGCTGCTTCCGCTACAAATAGCGGTAATGTTTCAATAACACTTTCTGGTGCTGGACAATATGTTTGTGATTCATGGACAAAAACTATTCCTTATAACAACAGAGCAATTATAAATTGTTCTTTTCGTGAAGTATTTGAACCATAATGGCAGTTCCTACAAGCGCACTTCAAGGCTTAACAAATAAATCTATTATTGAATTATATTCTGTTGAATTAAAAGCAGATGTTCATTATACAAAAACAGCAAAAACAGCAACTTATGTTCAAGAATTAACAACAATCACTATCACACTAAGTAGCCATGGATTTTCTACTGGTTTAATCCTAAGCCTTGATTTCACTACAGGTAATGGCATTGATGGGATTCATACCATTCAAACAGTTGATACAAATACTTTTACAGTTACAGGCACAACTTCACTATTCACAAGCGGTACTGTATCTTTTAATATCAATGCAACAATAGCAAATCCAACCGTTTATTTATTTCATAGCGGCAATAATATGAAAGATAGTTTAGATATTGTATGGCAGGCAAATACATATTCAAGGATGCCTGTAAAAGCTGAAGGTTTTAAGTATTCTGGTAAAGGTAAACTGCCAAGACCAACTTTAACGCTATCAAACTTATTAGGAACGATAACATCAATACTTCAGCTTACAAATCAAACCACAGCAATATCTGATCTTGCAGGAGCAAAAGTGACAAGGCGTAGAGCATTGAGTAAAGATTTAGATGAAGTTAATTTTCCATCTGATGTAAACCCATATAAAAGCGGTTCTGTTGATCCTTCAGCAGAGTTACCAAGAGAGGTTTATTTTATTGAAAGAAAAACTATTGAAAATAGAAATATTGTACAATTTGAACTTGTAAGTAGTTTTGATCTGTTCGGTATATCTGCACCAAAAAAACTTGTAACAAAGGCTGACTTTGCAGGCGTTGGAACATTTGTTAATTTTTAATTATGACTTGGAAAGAATCTTTTATAAAATATGCAAAAGAACAAGCACCAGAAGAGGCTTGTGGTTTACTTGCAATAATTAAAGGTAAAGAAACTTTTTGGCCTTGTAAAAATTTAGCAGAGGGTAAATTTGAATTTTTTATCCTTGATCCTGATGATTGGGCAGAATGTGAAGATACTGGGGAAGTTATTGGAGTAATACATAGTCACCCTGTAGGGGCTGCAACGCCATCAGATACAGACAGGGCAGCCTGTGAACATCTTGGGTTTCCATATTTTATTTACAGTATTGAACATGATCATTGGGAATCGTTTGAGCCTACAGGCTGGAAAGCACCTTCATTAATTGGCCGTAATTTCATCTGGGGAAAATATGACTGCTGGAGTATAATTTCTGATTGGTATTTGGAAACTAAGAAAATAAAATTGATGGATTGGAAAAGACCAAAAAGAATAAAAGATTTTATTAAGGAACCAGAATTTGAAAAAGCTTTGCCTTTGGGTGGCTTTAAAAAACAGGCAAGTAATAAAAATATAAAAGTTGGTGATGTTTTGCTTTTTCAATCTGTCACAGGTAATTTAGATCATGTCGCTGTTTATATAGGTGATAACATGATATTGAATCATAATATAAAAGCTTTGAGTTGCAGAGAACTTTTTGACTTAAGATACCAACAAGCACTAAGAGGGGTTTACAGATATGCAGCTTAAAAAAATAAAAGTATATGGTAAGTTAAGGCAATTTTTAGGAAAGTCATATTTTATGGCTGCGGTAAAATCACCACAGCAAGCTATGAGTTTTTTAATTGCAAACTTTGAAGGCATACAAAAACATATGAATGATCAAATATATAAAATAAAAATGGGTGGTAGGGTAATTACAGAAGAATATCTTACAATGTCTGGTCAGGGCGATATACAAATTATTCCTGTTGCTACGGGTTCAGGCCCTGCAATACCAATAATAGGAGGAGTGCTTGGAATAGGTGCTGGAAATGCTATAGCGGCTGGAGGTGTTACCATTCTAGGTATAACTCTTGGTGCTGCTATAGGCCCTGTAGTAACAACATTAGGAACTTCATTGCTTATTGGTGGTGTCACTGATCTTATAGCACCACAAAATCCAATACCTAATACTTCAGATGTTAGTGAGATTGACCCAGCAATAAGAGGTTCTTATTCTTTTAGTGGCATACAGAATGTTAGTAATAGTGGTGTTCCAATTCCTATAATTTATGGTTTGGTTTTTAGTGGTTCAATTATAATAAGCTCAGGAACAGATTCCACTCAAGTAGTTAAAAGCATAACCTAATGCCTAGATTAGTTGATGATCAATTATTTGGAACTGATAGAAAGGTAGTTGATCCTGACCTGATAGATGGTGGCCTGCGAAGTAAACAATTTGCAACAGTATTAGATTTGCTTGGGTACGGAGAAGTGGATTCGATATTAGACGCTGGTGGCGCTGGAACTGATACTTTTAGAAAAAATGTTTTCTTAGATGGAACACCATTAATGAACGCAAATGGTGAAGAAAATTTTTCTGATGTAGAAGTTTTTTTTAAAAATGGTGCATCAGATCAAACAGCATTGCAAGAAATTAATGCGATAGAAAAAACTGTTCCTGTTAATGTAGAAGTCACAAAAACAACTTCTGTAACAAGATCAATAACAGATACTAATGTTGATAAGGTAAGAGTAAGCATACAGGTTCCAAGCTTACAAAAATTTGAAGATAATGGAGATATTGTTGGTTCTGAAGTGAAAATATCTATAAGAATTACAGAAAACGATGGTACTGTTCATGATCCAGTACAGGCAAATTCTATTAATGGTAAAGCAACAAGTCCATTTGTAAAAGATTTTGAGATTAAGTTTGAAAAAACAATGAGTTTTCCAATTGACATCACAGTTATAAGAAATACAGACGACAGCACAGAATCCACAATACAAAACAAAACAAATTTTTTATCTTTAACTGAAATAAATACAGATACAAGCTCTTATCAAGGTTTTGCTTATGTTGCCATCAGATTTAATGCTCAGGAATTTCAAAGCTATCCCAAACGTATGTACCGTATCAAGGGTACTAAGATCCTCGTACCAAATGGAACGCTAATTGACAGTGATAATGGAAGAGTTATTTATCCTGATGATTATGTTTTTGACGGTACTTTTAAAACAGGCACTGATGGAACTCTTAAGAAAGAATGGTGTTCTGATCCGGCATGGATTTTATATGACATTTTGACAACAGACAAAGGATTTGGTGGAACAGATGGGATTATTGACCCTGACACTTTAGATGTTTATAGTTTTTATTCTGCAAGTGCTTATGCAAGTACTTTAATTACTGACCCTATTACAAACACAACGGAGCCACGGTTTTCAACAAATATAATTATAAATCAAAAAAATGATGCCTACAGTTTGATTAATGATTTATGTTCTGTAATGAACGCCATGCCTTTTTATAGTAATGGTAGTTTGCAGATTTCTCAAGACAGACCAACAAACGTTTCTACAAATACATCAGATCCTCAATATATTTTTAATAATTCAAATGTTACAGAGGAGGGGTTTACATATCAGGGTGTAGGACAAAGAACAAAATATACAGAGGTTGAAGTTGCCTATTTTGATAATGATACTCAAACAATAGATTATGAACTTGTTACAACTGCTGATATTACAGCTTTATCAGATTCAATATCAAAGTTTGGAAGGACTAGAAAAACTTTAAAAGCTTTTGCCTGTACTTCAAGAGGCCAAGCAAATAGATTAGGCCGGTGGTTTTTATACTCAAATTTAAAAGAATCTGAGGTAGTTTCTTTTACAACTACTCTTGAAGCTGGTGTAATTGTAAGACCATCTACAATTATTGCCATTGCGGATTCATTAAGGGCAGGGGTTAGAAGAGGTGGTCGTATAAAATCTGTTTCAAGCACTACGATTACAGATGAAATTACAGGAACAACAACTGATACAACCGCTATTGTTGTTGATGATGCAAACAATACAGATTTAACATCAGAAAATGCAGCAACATTGTCTGTTGTTTTATCTGATGGTTCAGTTGAAAGCAGAGCTATCCATAGCGTTTCGGGTTCCACAGTTACTCTTTTTTCTTCTTTTTCATCTGATCCTTTACCAAATAGCGTTTGGGCTATAGAAAATACTAGTGTTGAATTTCAAATATATCGGGTTGTTTCTATTGAAGAAAAAAATGAATCTGAATATACAATCACAGCAGTTATTCATGATACAAATAAATATACACAGGTAGAAGATACAACCGTTGCTGCTAACCCAAGGACAATTACAACTTTATTAAATGAAAAACCTTCTCCAAGTAACCTAACGGCAACAGAGCAAATAGTTGCTCTTAGTAATAGAGCCGTATCAAAAATATTTGTTGCATGGGAACCTGTACAAGGTGTTAAGGAATATTTACTAGAATTTCAATATGAAAATGATAACCCAGAAAGATTAAGGGTGGCCAGACCAAGTTTTGAGCTTTTTGAGTCAAGGTTAGGAACTTATCAATTTGCTGTAAAGTCTGTTAATACACTTGGAAAATTAAGTGCTGGGACTTCTCTGCTAAATTTCAATGCCAAGGGGAAAACAGCTTTACCGGAAGATGTACAAAATGTACAGATAGAACCATTATCAGATCAATTTATAAGATTACGTTTTAATAAATCAACCTCTGTTGATGTGGTGCATGGTGGAAACGTAATAATTCGTGGTTCAAATTTGACAACAGGTGCATCTTTTACAGATTCTGTTGACGTAATTCCTGAATTATCAGGTAATGTAAACGAAACTATTGTTCCTAATATTGTTAACGGTACATATTTTTTAGCCTTCAAGGATGACGGAGGCAGAATAAGTGCTAATGCAGCATCAATTAAAAACATTTCAACTCAACCTGACCTATTTCCTAAATTAACAGTTTTAACAGATAGGGAAGATACAGACGGAACACCTTTTAATGGTGCAAAAGTTGGTTGTTTTTTTAGTAGTAGTCTGAATGGTCTTGTTCTTGGTTCTGAAGACACTATTGATGGTGTTTCTGATTTTGATGCCATAGATGATTTGGATTTATTAGACAACTCTGTTGCTACAGGTGGAACTTATAGTTTTGCGAATACTTTAGATTTAGGTGGAAAACAACCGCTTGTCTTACAAAGACATATTGTGACAAAAGGATTTTATAACAATCAACTATTTGATGATAGAAGTGCAAATATTGATACATGGACTGATTTTGATGGTACAACTGTTGCCGTTGATGTAAACGCAAAATTACTTGTAGCGACGACTGACTCAGATCCTGACACCTCAACTGCTGGTACTTATACGATAAATAATGGGTCAGGAGCTGCTGGTACCATAATTACTATCACAAAATCTTCTCATGGATATTCTGTCGGTAGCTTTGTAAATGTAGATTTCACTTCTGGTACTGGTGTTGATGGTGATTATGAAATACAAAGTATTACCACAAATACTTTTACCCTTACTTCTGCAACATCTTTATCGACAAGTGGTAACTGTAATTTCAGTGCAGAATTTAGTCAATTCAATCCTTTTGTAAATGGTAAATATATTGCAAGAGGTTTTAAATTTAGATGTGATTTAGAAACAAAAGATATTGCACAATCAATAGAAATTGAACAGTTAGGATATACAGCATTAATAGAAAGCAGAACAGAAACAAGCCTTGGAAATGCAGGAGCCTCTGCTGGTGGTTTTATTGCTTCTGGCAGTTCAACAACATCAGTGACCTTCACTAATAGTTTCTTCACGGGTCAGTCAGGTACTAGTGTTGCAGCAAATTCTGTTTTACCTTCAATAGGAATAACAATAGAAAATCAATCACAGGGAGATTTTTTTGTTTTATCAAATATCACTGGTAGCGGTTTCGATATAGATGTAAAAGATTCTGGTGGTAGTAATGTTAACAGAAATTTTAAATATGCCGCTACTGGTTTTGGGCGTGGTGGTTAATTTAAGAGTAGTATATAATTAAATAAAATTTTGTATTGCAAATGGCACAAGCTTCGGACTATACAATTGATAACTCTACTGGGGCCAACGTCAGGGCTGACATAAATACTGTTTTACAAGCAATAGCAACAAATAATTCAGGTTCCTCGGCAGCAAGCACAACTTTTGCAAGTGGTTTTTTTGCTAATACTTCCACAAGTGTTATGCAGCTTAGAAATACAGCAAATAATGCTTTTATTGATCTATTTACATTAGCAGGCGGCCCAGCTTTTGCTGTTGGGGGATCAATAGATGGTCTTCAAATTGGTAAGGGTGCAAATGGTGTGGCCGGTAATACTTGTTTTGGAGCATTAGCTTTAGATGGATCAGTTTCTGGCGGAAATAATTCTGCAATTGGTAATCTTGTTATGACCAATTTAAATTCTGGAGCTAACAACACAGGATTTGGGGCAGAAACTTTAGACGCTCTGACCTCTGGAAATGACAATACTGGACTGGGTTATGCGTGTTTATCGTCAATAACTTCGGGAAGTAATTGCACGGCTGTTGGGAAGCAAGCTTTAACAAATAATGGTGGTAATAACAACACTGGCGCAGGTTTTCAATGCCTTCTGAATAACAGTACAGGTATTCAAAACACGGCAGTAGGGAGTCAGGCAATGGAAGCAAACACAGAAGCTAATAATAACTCCGCAGTGGGGTACAACTGTATGCGGGCAACTAATACAGGCGTTCAAAACACAGCTATGGGTTCGGAATGTTTTTCCGCAAACACTTCGGGCGGAAATAATTCTGCATTGGGGCAAAATGCTTTAAATTCAAATAGTTCTGGTAGCTTTTGTGTCGCGGTAGGGCAAAGTGCACTTACATCCAATACAACTAATTCTAACAATACAGCAGTAGGGGCAACGTCTTTGGAAGATTGTACAGGTTCAGACAACACTGCCGTGGGACGTAATGCAGGCAAGGAAATTAGTTCTGGAAATAGCAATACTTGTGTGGGTATGAACGCCGGTGATCTTACTACTACGGGCAGTAATTGCCTTACATTAGGAAACGGTTCTGATCCTTCCTCAAATTCTGCAAGTAATGAAGTTACTCTTGGAAATTCAAGTATTACTGTGCTCAGATGTCAAGTTCAGACAATAACTGAATTATCTGATGAAAGAGATAAAACAGATATTGTTGATTCAGAAGATGGTCTTGATATAATAAACGCACTTAGACCAAGAAAATTTACATGGGCGATGCGTGAACCTAGTGCTAAAGATGGAAAGAAAGAACTTGGTTTTATTGCACAAGAAATTGATGCGGTATTAGGTGACAAAAATGATTATATTGGTGCTGTCTATAAATCAAATCCCGATAAGTTAGAAGCTTCATATGGAAAATTTGTACCAATATTAGTAAAAGCAGTGCAAGAATTATCAAAAAAAGTCACAGCCCTTGAAGCAGGGTAAACTGGATTAGTAAATTTTTTATTATGGAAGAATACACAGCAGATGAAATTTCAAAGATTTATCTTATTGCTGGTGATAGCGTCACTGTAATAAATGCAGATGCAAATTTTGCTGCATATCAAACTCGAAATTCATTTGATAAAACAACAACTGAAACAGAATGGAAAGAAATGATAGAAAGAAATGTAAAACATCTACAAACGATTAGAAGCTATAAAAAAAGACTTGATAGCACGACATCTATATGGACAACTGAATCATTTGTTGATATAGACGCTGCCATTGAAAAAGGAAAAACACTTTACTCTTAAATTATGAATACACAAAAACTATTAGAAACAAAACAACATTTGTTGTTAGAAAAAGAAAAGCAGTTAGCAAATCTCTATGAGATTACTGGTGCGATAAAGTTGCTGGATCAGCAGATTTTGGAGATGCAAGAATCCGAAGAAAACCAGCTACAAGAAACACAGGCATCAACCCCACAAGAAAAAACAGCGTCATCAACGTAAGTGGTGCTACCATTTTATTAATAACTTCTTTGATCATGTTTCAAAAAATAGCTAATATTTTAAGTATCATCTCATTCCTAATGGTAGCTTCCATGACTGCTACGGGCGTAATAGGTTACAGGTATGTAACGTCAGAACAGTTCAAAGCAAAGGTAATGAATGAGATTCTTGGTAACGTGCAAGGCATGATGCCAAAGGTTTTAGATAAAGGTTTACCAAAAGTCACAGGCCCATCTATGCCAATAATCAAATGAATTGTTATTGGTGCGATACAGAGCTAATAATAGGTGGAGACATTGATATTGAAGAAGATATGAATGGTTATCCTGAGTTTTCTGTAATGACTAATTTATCTTGTCCTAAATGCTTCTCAGAGGTAGAGGTGTTAAAGAAAAGAGATGCCTACGATTAAAGTACCTGAGATAAAAATACCGAAGATAGATATACTAGAAACACCCTTAACAATAGAACACGTTTTAACAGGTAATATTCCTGGCTGTAATTTATATCACAGAGATTTAGAGATAACAAAAAATCCTAGTATTTTATACAACGACAGAAATGCATATATAACTTGCCCAGAAGGAGAAATGCCTTCGTTTAATCCAATAGAATACGATCCAAGCAAACTTATTAAAACAGTAACACCTACGCAATCAGAGCAACAAGCAATATACAAACCTCCTATTGTGCCACCACCAAAAAAAAAGGTAGAAAATATAGAACCTCCCCCCTGTCCAGATTTATCACGAGTATTGCCTGTGGGAAGTTTTACAACAGATTTAAGAACTCAGAGGATCATTGCTTACAAACGTGGTGATAATGGGGTAGATTGCGTACCAATTCTTGAAGAAGTCACTTTCGTTAAATCAGTACTACCTACGCCTAGTGCTGCTCTTAATGTCGTTACTATTTCTCTGTTGGCTGCCAGTAGCCCATTACTTTTGGGAGTTCTTAAATCATTAAGTAAGACCGTTTTTAAAAAGGTTATTGGTCGTTTTCAGAAGTCAAAGAATGCTGATGAGGTAAAACCTGATTAGGTACAGTTGTCAAAACCACGTTACGGCAACTAACAGCATCATCTCCCACATACTTAACACCAAGTTTCAGTTGCTCGGCACATATTTTAAGACGATTGAGATTGACTTCTAATTTCTTGGCATCAAGCATAAACTCCTGATACTTTCTATATGTTTGGGCTGCTTCTAAACACTCCTTGTTAAAGTTTTTACCTAAAGGTATTTGGAAACTAGCAGTGATTCCATAATTTAAGTTATATACTGTTTGATCTAATCTTTCTTGTTCTGCAACATATAAAATGTCCCCAGGATTAAGCAACTGGCCTGTATCACTGTCTTTTGCACTGTCATAAATATTGGTTCTAGAGATTGTACTTCTTGGAAGGGAAAAATTTTCTCCTTTAGTGACAAAGGGAGTGATAGCCAAAGTGGGAAGTTGGCATTGTATTCCATTTGAAAATCTATGAGTAGGAAAGTTTCCATTTATAGTCTGGTATCCATTATTAATGACCGTTCCAGACGAACTGGCCGAAGGCGAACTTATTGTATTACTAGCATAAAGAGGACTTGTAAACAGTAATCCTATTGGGAAAAGATACTTAAGGAAGTTGTTTGGGTTTCTATGGTTTGTGTGCGATTTATTACCGATATTGCGTCTAATCCTGGAGCTAAGAAGTTCTCTACAAGAGAAAAGTCTGCCCCTTGGCTCACGATTTCCCACTGAGGCTTGCTTGTTAATTCTGGTGTCACCCATTGAAAATTAACTGCTCCATTGCCTGTATTTTGACTTGTTGTATATGTCGCATCAGGTGAGATATATGAATCTGTTTTAATATTATGGCCTTGAACTGTATAGCTGAAACCTGTTCTATAGTTTTCAGTAACAATCGTTTCTTGGATCGTAGATACGCTACGGCTGGATGACTCCATTTGACCTGTTGTAAATCTAGGCGTGATACTACCTGCATATGCACTAGGCACTGTAAGAAACAGGCATAGAAGCCATCTCATTAATCAAGGCCAAGAGTAATAGTGCTTTGTAACGTAGCAGTAGTACCAGCACCCATATCTGCCAAATTAACTGTCAATGCTTGTCCACTATCCATTGTGATTGCTACAGAACCAGGATCGCCACCAGATACCACCGTATAGGAGCCTAAAAGAGGCAAGGCAGCAATACCATTTGTAACTGTCGTTGCTGTTGTACTTGTACTATCGCCTTGCAAAAATGTTTCACTTGCTGAGAAAGCATCACCTGTATTTACTACGTTAAAACTCGTATCGTAGTCTACAGTAGGAACACCGTTAGTAATGCCAGCATCAGCTAGGTCAAGAGAACCTATTTGACCTGCTACCGTATTTGCTTTAGGTGTAACGTTTGTACCTGCAACACTAATAGAAGACGCAATACGCTCCGAAGTGGCACTAGCACCTAATGTAGATACACTCGCTACTGATTGAATACTATGCGTTATATCTGCATAAGCTGGTGCGGAAACAAGAAATATAAAAGGTAGTAGTTTTTTCATTTGACACCTACTTTGTTTTTACTATTATCCACTATTTTAGGTGCATTGCCATTATTCGTGCCACTTTTCTTCTGTCCTACACTAATTCCATAACTTCCGAGCACCCCACTGACGAGTCCAGCCGTAAACGCTCCGTCAATCCTTACTTTACCCATGTACCCCAAAGTCATCATTGATAAACTCCAGGTCAAAATCATAAATCGGATAGTGTGACCAAACAGATCACCCCATTCAATACCTTCTTTGTCTTCCTTCTCTTCAGCCATGAAAGTTAAGATTCTTGTCTAATACTAGCATCTTAGCTATGTTTGGGAAGTAACACATAAAAACGATGGTAAAAATTCTAAAACCTATTCTTCTTGTATTTATAAAATCAAAAGCAATGAAGAGATTGATTATGGATCTTCTTAAGGCAATTGCAAAACAGACAGATAACACAATAGACGATCAAGCAGTTGCTTTTATTGAATCAAGGATGTTCCCAGGTTCAACCACTGGACTTCAGTAAAATGAAAATTACTAAATTTCTCAACATAAATATAGAACCTGCACCTCCAGAAATAGAATTAGAAGTTGAAATGGAATGTAGAGAAATTATGAAAGCTAATGATTTAGATAATATAAAAAGATATTGTACACATCTTGTCAGAAAAAAATTTGATCAGGATATTTTTATGGCATCATTATTAAACAGGCTTATAGAACTAGAAGCAAATCGTGTTGTAACAGAGATGAGAAAAAAGAAACCTAAACATCCTTTGAAAAAGTTTTTTCGTATTCGTTAAGATGTTTCTTTTCAAAATCTTTAACTAACATAGAGTCAGTCTTATCAATCTCAAAATTAAATTTTAGGATTGCAGTTTTTATATGCTCTGAAACCCAGCCACCCTGTTTTGAAACAACTTGTGCTTTGTTGCGGTCATTAATAAAAATATAATGGTCATATCCTTTTAGTTCTACATCTAAAAGGTTTTTTTCTAAATCTTTACGTCTTATTTCTTTTAATCGTCTTAGTTTTATTGAATCACTCATTTTCTAGTTCCGCTATCCTTTTCTTTATAGCATCATATCTTACACAATATTCTTTGGTTTCCATACCTTCAAACCAGTATTGTTTCTGTAATTCTGCAAGTTGGTCATAGTAATTTTTGATCAGGTCTTTGTTTTTCATTTGTTAAAAAACTTTTTGTTTACGGATTTTTTTACTTGGAAATTTTATTAAATCTAATTTTTTACATTTGCCATTCATTTTTACTGTTTTTAAAGCCCTGTTTGTAGCTTTAAGTGAATTTTCAATAAATCTTTTTTCTTCTTCTAATTCTTTTTTTAAACTACTTATTGATCTAGTTAAACCATATAAAATATGCTCATTATCTTTTTCGTGTTCTTCAATATGTTTTAGCCCTTCTTCTAATCTTTGAATTTTTTGTTTTTCTGATGTTTTTTTATATTCTTCATTATATAAATCTATAAAACTTTCTACATTCCAAAGATCAGAAGGCATTTTTATTGTGTAGTCAATAGATCCATTATTTCTCATATAACTACGAACAATGCCGACACCTCCCACCTTGTCATACAGATGAATTGGTTGTGGAACATTGGTTTGTTTATCACCTGTAAGCCAAAAATGATGTAAATTAAACCCACCTTTTTTTTCAACAATTTTTTGAATTGCCATATTTCTATCCCAGGGGATGACATAAGCTTTAGAAATACAAATCCATGTCCTGTTATGCCTTTGGCTAGTTTCCCAGCCTTTCCATGCAACAAGTTTGCCTCTGAGGTCTGCTAATGTTGTCCTCATCGATCTATTTTTTTTTCTAATTTATCAAGCTGTTCTTTTAGAAGTAATTGTGTATTCATTAAAATCTGAATAGATTTCATAATACCTTCAAAAGTTTTATCTGATTTCCTTGCAATGGCATCCATCTTATCAATGTCTTCAGTTTTCTTAGCAATATGGTTATCTAAGATTCTAAAAGCTGCATCATAATGAGTGATTTTTTTTGCTATAACATCATAATTTTCTTTTAGAAAATTTACTTTTTTTTCTAGGTTTTCTTGATTCATTTTGATTTACTCCATAGTTTGATTAATAATTCAAGTTCAGCAACTCTTTTCCTAGCTGCTGCAATTTTTTCGGCTGTTGTCATAAATAAAAAAGGGGTCTTATATGATGTAAACTTGTCTGATTTTGATTCATAAGATTTTTGCCGTCCACTTAAATGGTCACCTATTATTGGCTTCCCTACTGGGGGCCTCCCAGAGTTATCACCTTGCAAAATTTAATCTTTGCCCTCAAGAAATTTAATTTCTTGCCCCTCTGATTCGATCAAGCCGAACTAAGTGGGATCAGATTAGCAATTAACACCAATGCCCCTATAAAAGTTAGACCCTCGGTGCTATCGTGCCACGGCCATCAACCCATTCTTCCTCAGAATGTGGATCAATAGACCACTGACTGCCGAATATGGTGAACCCAGGGATTTCTTCATAGTTTGTTCTAGAAGTATATTTCCTGATGGTAGATCCTCCAGGGGTATCGCAGGCATCAGCTTGAGCAATAAGCCATTTGGCTGCCTTTCTTGCCTCTTCTGGAGTGTAGTCAATCAATAAATAACGGTCACAATCGTTTCCGCTTTTTTTCCTTCTGTTTGCAATGAATTTAAAACGTGCTGTAAATGCTGATTCCATTTGAATAAGTTAGTTAGGGTTGTTTGTGTTTTGCCATTCTTCAATATCGCTACGGTGGTAACGTATATTTCTTGAATGGGTATTGGGTTGACGGATCACAGTCCATTTCGGACCAGATGGTCTTCCCTTACGACTTTTGGTTCTCCAAAGTCGCACAGTTTGTGGTTTTACACCAAGCTCTTCAGCCAGTTGATCTGATGTGATCAGTTCATTCATGAATCCTCCTTCTCTAGAATAAGTGTCAGTAATCCATCTCTTTGATCTTCACTAATAGTTTTAGTTTCATATCGTTTGGAAATGTTTTTCTTTAATATCCCCAGCTTGGTTTTGTTAGCTGGTTTATTAATAAAGGCTTCACATTCTTTGATGAACTTTTCACTGTCGGATCTATCAATCGGTTTATCACTGGAGGTGGCAGCTTGTTTGCTGTCCTCAGTCTTAGACCAAGCCTTGCCCTTATCATATAAAGACAGGCCAAAGGAATCTCCAAACTGCATAAGACATCTTTTTCTTGCGTCACTCTCTGCCTCTTTGATTGCTGATTCATGCTTATCACCTACACCACCCATGCGGCCATGACCAGCACCTGTTCCCTCTCTAATAACATTTCCAACGGTAATTCTTACCTTTGCAATGTAAGAAACACACTTGGAATCTTCAGCAACTAAAGATGTTTCTAATGTTTCAGAACTCCAGCCATCAAAACCGAAAATACGGTTGGCTTCTTTTATAACGTGCCAGCTTTCAACATAAGCTAGCTTTTGACCACCTCCACCACTTCTGAAGGATACATTGTCTTTGTTAATTTTTTGATTCAGCAGTTTTTTCTGCTCTTCATTAAAACTCATTGTTCTATTGGGGTTGAATATGCCCATCGGGGCAAGGATAAAGATTGAACTCCTGTTTGACACCAGCTTGGCCAATCATCAAGCAGGCGACATTCGGCAATCTTATCTAGAGCTTCTCTAGAAAGTTTTTGCCCTTCTTTCAACGCATCATCATCCAACTCCCATAAACCGACATCAAATGGATATTCAGATTGCACTACAAGAAAAATAAATCTTTTTGCTGATGGAATACCATTGAGATAATGTTTTGCCTGGAGATGATAGGTGAAATTAGCAACAGCCTTTGCAAAGTCTCTAGGGTTTGCTCCTGATCTGCTGGTTTTAAGATCTACAATAATATCTTTATTAAGCCAATCTGGCCTGCACTTACAAGTCAAACCAGTGGATTTGTCATCCCACCAATATGATTTCTCTGCAATACCAAAGCTCAGTAATTTTTTGGCATGAGGTTCTGAGAATACAGCATCCCTCATCTTGATCGCATTTTCCATATCAGCTTCAGTGACAGCCGTAAGACCTTTTGCTTCAGCCTCTTTTGCCTCCTCTTTTCCTTTTTTGGTTGTCCTGGAAGATACTGCAACAAATCTTTTTGTCAGTTCATCAGGTTCTAATACAGCACAATGAGTCAATGTTCCCAAGAGCATTGCACTTGTCGGTTTATGTTCTGGCCTGTCAGGATTTAGAAAAGAGTTCCAGTAAGCTTTCGGGCCATGCTTTACCATTACTTTTTTCATTGATGCTGAGATCGCATCATCAGAATGATATTTTTCGTTTGAAATTTGAATTGATCCTGTTGTCATGAGTCTGTGTACCTCTTAGTATGAGGGCCATATTGCATCATTATCCGAGGCCATGTTTTTAAGATAAGTGCCTTGTCCTGTGGCATTGCAACAAGACCAGCCTGTGCAAGTCTCTTGAGAAAAGGTGATGCGTCTGGAGAATCAATTACAGATGCAAATGTATTAAAGATTTCTTTATCGGTCATGGTTAAAATTGGGTTGCCGAGGTCGGAGCGTTCAGGGGTTGGTCGCTTCTTCCTCGGTTGTTTACCGAAGCGCAGACCAAGATCATATTCACTCATCATCGTCTTGCGAGCTCCTGACAAGCAGCCTCGACATTATATGTAAAGCAATCAATCTTAGTAGATTGAAGTAATGAATCTGAAAGTGCAAAATATCCTATGCCAAAAATGCAGAGGTAAAGAAACCAATGTTTCATGGGGTTGGGTTTCAGGGGCTTTCTAATAATAAACTAATGTTCAACAACTGTCAACCTTAGAAAAGATTGAGTTGCTCAACAGGTATCGGGAGATTTGTCTCATCTCCCCATTGCCTGCCGATGGCATCACAGATGCCTGGAAAACTTTTACTGCGCACTTTTCCGCTTTTTGCCTGTGAATACCAAAGAGGAAGTTTCTTGCCACTAGGAGAAATATAAAATTCACCCTTATCTACAATCTTGGTCGGTTTCAGTTTTGGTAAGTTCTTGAGCCATAAACAGGTGGTCTTTTGAAAACTGTCACCAAACTCCCAAGGCTGAATTATCTGATCTGGAGGTCTTATTGCAGAGCTTATAACACTGATCGGGTTTTCAATGGCCCATCTCGGTATGTTGCAATCCATAAGCATACGCACAAAATCAAGGGCCTCTTTCTGTTCTTTCTGCTTTCTCCAAAAGTGTCTACTGCCTGACACTGCAAGGTGCTGACAGCTTGGATGCGCCACCATCAAATCAAATCCATCATTAATAATATCTCTCACATCTCCCTGATAATGCTTGCCTGGTCTTTCTGTAGGTAAGAAATCACAACTTATTGCATCATGTCCAAAACGAGCAAAACTATCTCTGATCTGCCCTGAGTATTCACAGGCTACAAGGATTTTCATTGTTTAGTTCAATAATGCTTTTATTTTCATTAGATCTTGTTCTAAAATTTTAATTTTATTATCTAAATCATTAATGCTGTACACTCCAACATCAATACCTGTCAACACTTACTCATTTACAAGATCATTAGGTTCTATTTCTTTTTGCAAAAGATCAACAAGATAAGCTGTTTGCTGATGCAATCTATCTATTTGATCATCAATATCTGAAACAGTATATAAACCAGCATCAATTTGTTTCATTTGATCCAAATATGCACTTCCATATTTATTAATCTGATTGTACAAAACACTATTTAAATTTTGTAAACTTGTTTCTGCTTCATATAAAACATTATGTAATCTTTCACATTCTGAATGAAGATCCACTTCTTGCTTATTTCTCTCTTGTTCGTATGTTTTTATAGGTGGACTATCATCTTCATAAATGGGTGTGACATACCTATTAGCTGATTCTGTTGAAGGATCATAAACTTGCTTCGGTGTTTCAACAGACTGTTGTATTGTGTTTATTGTTGGTCTTGTTCTTTGATCTAATGCTCGTTGTTTGTAAGCAAGATCTCTAACAGTTTGAAAATATGGTTTCTCATTTACACCAACTTTACCGCAAGCAGTTTTCCAGATATTTATTGCTTTTTCGATTAACTTTTTATCTTTTTCATTATAATCTTTAGGATATTTATTTGGTAAAGGTATATAACCTATTAATTCTTGAGCATGAGAAATAGACGGCAAAATTCCGAACGTTCGGAATTGTGGTATTTCAGATTGCAACATATAAAAAGCTCGTAGATTATGTGAAGTTTGTAATTTTATTGGTTCTCCATCTGCGGTAATTTTATGAGAATGTTCTTTTAAATATTCTGTCCATTTTCTTTTTCCATTGTTACCTCTATAAAGACCTTCTCTAGTTAAAATTATTAGACATTTCCCTTGAATTAATCTTTGTTCGTCTTTGGTTAAATCAGCAGATGTAAAAATAGCCTCAACCTCAACTTGTCTTTGAAGTTCTTGTGGTGTCATAGGAGAATCTAAAAGAATCTCCGTTTGACCAACAATCTCAGGGATTATTGAACTACTCATTTTCGTTACCTGTTTGTAATTTAAAAGCCTCATTACATCTTAAAAACTTTTGTTGGGCTTTAGGTAATGATTTTAATTCTTTAAAATCACTATTCTTTGCGTGTTGTGCAAGTGTAATAATCTTTTCCAACCTTGATTCCATTTGGTTATACCATTTAGCTATTTCTTTATCAGTAGCATCAGCATTTAGTAGGGTTACTGTCATGTGAGTGCTGTCAGGTCTTAAAACAAGGTTATAAGCAGTATGTAAATATTTTGCTGCTTTTTTTAAATTAGACAGAACAGATTGATCTGTAATTGTTTTTTTACCAAGTTCTAGTAATTTTTTATTTACTTGATTTACAATATCTGCTATACGAATAGCTTTGTTATCGTATAAACCTTTAGCATTTTTATACACAAGATTTCCATCAGGATTTCTAGGAAATGGTTCTACTATTACCGTGCCATCAGGCAAGTATTTAAGACTTTCAGCACCTCGAAGTGCCATCAAAGGTGAAGTTAAAATTACACCATTCCAAGCAAAAGATTCCCAACTTGGATCATCAATTATCAAATCAGATAATTCATGATTGTTTTCATTCATATCTGCTTTTAACTGTTTAGGTGTTTTTTTTGTTAATAGGTAATTTCCTATTTGTTGTGGTTTTTTTTCACGCATTGGAAATGTAATAGAAGTCATTGGATAAATAGAGAACATTTTCTCTCTAAAGCATAAATGCAACAAATTGCTTTGTCAACTAAAATGTAAAATTAACGTGGTTTCATTACTTTTACATCGAATCCCTTTTCTTTCAACTCTTCAATCCTATACTTCTGAATCTCACTCAATCTCCCCTTTGGTCCTTTGACCTCAATAAACTTGACCTCATCTGGTTTCATACAAACAATATCAGGTAAACCAGCTTTGTTGCACATAATTAACTTGATCACTGTCCATCCTTCTTTCTCGTGCTTGTCTATCAGCTTCTTCTGATATTGAGCCTCTGTCATTTCTATAATGATTGATCGTGTAGCTTTCCTTTAATTTAACAACATCATATACTTTTGGCTCGATTCCCTTCTCTGCAAAAATATAATGTATTTTATTCTTTCTATCCCTACCAAGAAAGCTGGCTCTTTCCCTGCCTTGCAAATAACTAAGTGCAGAATAATCTATCCCAAGAAATATAAGATGATCGGCACTGCTTAAATTAACACCTTCACGACAACTCTTGACCTGACCGATAAAAACAGAATCGCTTACAGCGTTAAATATATCAGGATCATCTGTTGCACGATCACCAAAATATTCTCTCAACATTTTGCCTTCTGCAATAAAACAATATAAAATCGCAATCCTTCCACTGAAATTATCCCTTATATATTTAACTTTGCTTTTATCAAATACAATAGCCCCATGTCTTTCTGTGATCACATGACCATTATAAATCTGACGTAATTTGCTCATTACCTTTGCACCAGTATCAGCAACCACTGATCTTCCTCCAGGGCGACCAATAACCCCATTTTTTATAATCCTCAAAGCCAACCTATATGTTCTCCTGGACATCTTTACCATATGCACTTCTTCCTCAACTTCTTGAGTAAAGCCAGCTTCCTTCTGGGTCATCTGAACTGTGTAAGGTTCAATATCTTTTAATATTCTGCTTTGTCTTGCATCTGAATAATCTTTGATAACAATACCAGTACCAACTCTTTTTTCTTTTACATCCACATAATCACTTGCCCATCTGTAAAAGTTCTGATAATGACTCCACAGAAAAGGTGTCAATGACCATTGGTGATATAGCTGGCTAAAGCTCTCAGGGCTTGGTGTTCCACTCATCAAAATGATACTGTTGTATCTAAGTTTCAAGATATTCAGATATCTCTGCGATGGTTTTGGAAATGCTCCAACACTATGGGCTTCATCAACGATGATCATATTCCAGCTAGATCCTCTGAACCTTTTCAACATCTCAAAGTTAGTAATGGATACTACCCTCTCAAGATTCATCTTCCTTACATCACTCTCAATACTTGGTATGGCCTTCTTCTTAGTGATCACCAACACCTTCTCAAGTGCCATATTTCTGACAACAGACAGTGCCACCATTGTTTTGCCTGTTCTGCATTCACCACTTAAATATGCACATTTTTTGATCTGACAAAGCTTGGTCAACTTTTTGCTTGCCACTTTTTGATAATCTCTAAGCTGGATCATTTTTCTTTTGTAATAAATGTAGTTTTCATATAATTACCAAATACTTCTTTTACTGCTTGTTCAACTGTTGCTTTTCTACTTTTTATCATATTTTCCCAATTGGGTGATAACGCAATCACTACCTCATCTAAAGCAATACATCGAAGTTCTGCCTGTTGTGATAAAAGCATTTTTGTTGATGGTAATTTGCATTTATCTAAAATTGCAAGCCAAACAAGTTCTTTTTTAGTTTTAAACATTGACTATACTGTATATGGTGCTATCTTACCCTATAGTTACACATAAACAACCCTAGTTATGGAACAAGAGCAAATTTTAAAAACAATCAATATTCAACTCTCGCAGGGTCAGATAAAATGGCTTGATGATAATAAAGGTTCTGAATCTAGATCCTGTTTACTCAGACTTATAGTTGCTGAAAGAATGGAGCAGGCTGCTTAACAATGGATACAAAAGAAGAATTATTTCGCTTGCCAAAGCATTGGGGTTTTGTTGCCGTTCAAAATAAAAGACCATATCAAAATGATTGGCAAAATAACCCTCTTACACGTTCACAACTATTTAAAGAAATTTCTTCCAATAGATCAACAGGTATCGGTGTATGTTGTGGAACTCCTTCAGGTGGTTTATTATTTCTAGATCATGATGGGCCATCAGCAGGGAAGATATTAGGTGAGTGGGGTTTCTCTTTATCATCACTCCCACCATCATGGATGGTTACATCAGGTCGGGTCGGTAGATTTCAGATAATTTATCAAGTTCCAGAAAAGTATTGGTCAAAGATAAAGACAAGAAAATTTCAGACAGGTGTGAAAGATGAGGATGGTTCTGTTGAGCAGATAGAACTGCGGTGGAATGGTACACAATCAATAGTATCTGGTAAACATCCAAAAACTGACGGTTACAGATGGATGGAAAATCGTTCACCCTCTGATCTTGAAATTGCAGAAGCTCCTCTTGAAATAATAAAAAAGATGATGGAGCCGAAAAAGAAAAAAATACCACAGATACAAACTTTTAACTCAGATACTGATAAAGCACGTTCTCTTCTTGAATCAATAAATCCTAATCGACTTGATGATTATGATACATGGGTCAAAATTGGTATGGCTGCTCACTCAGTTGGGGATGATTCTCTTCTTTTTGATTGGGAACAGCTATCACAAAGGAACAGCAAATATAAATCGGGAGAATGTGAAAAAAAATGGGCATCCTTCAAATCATCAGGGGTTTCTCTCGGTACTCTCCAGAAGTTTGCCTCTGAAGATGGCTGGACTCCACCACCACGATCCTTCCCCACCTCAATAACCCCAACAGAAGAATCAACTCCTCTTCCCCGAAAATTAGAACAATTAACTTCACAGGAACTTATAAATTTTTTACGCAACCTCAAACAGAAAATCAGATTCAATACCTTCTCCCATTCCATAGAAATGGATGGCAAAGTTATAAAAAATATTGAAATATTTTATCTTACCCTCGCAGAACTTGGTTATAAAGTGCCAAAAGAAATGGCGGTTGATTGTCTCTTAAAAGTAGCTCATGAAAATGAATATGATCCTGTAAAGCTTTATCTTGATCACTGCTACAACGAAATTAAACCTGAAAAGTATATAATAGACAGATTGGCAACCTTTTATCTCAGGCCACACGATGTAAGCCTTAACAAACCGACAATATATGACACCATGCTCAAACTTACTCTTATAAACGCAGTAAGAAGAGTTTATATCCCAGGTTGTAAACATGACACCGCCACTGTCTTACAGGGTTCACAGGGAATAAAAAAATCATCATTCTGGCAAACATTGTTCGGCCCCTTCTTTTCAGATGCTCTCGGTGATATTTCATCTAAAGATGATCTTTTAGTCCTTCACCGTTCATGGGGTATGGAATGGTCTGAAATTGATGGAGTTACAAGTCGCAAACACGCAGGCACTATAAAAGCATTTTTATCAAGATCAACAGACCTTCTGCGTGTTCCTTACGGTAAAGCCGTAGAAGAATGGCCAAGAAGAGGAATTATTGTCGGATCAACCAATAAAGAGTCAGGTTTGTTAATAGATGATACAGGAAACAGGCGATTTCACATAATACCCTGCACTACAAAATCAATTGAGCTTGATTCTCTACAGCTTGAACGTGATTACATCTGGTCGGCTGCCGTTCATGCCTTTAAAAATAAAGAATCTCACTTTTTATCCTTTAAACAAGAAAACCAGATCGAAAAAGAAAACCTTTCTTATATGGTTGATTCTCCCTGGTTATCTGTAATAACTAACTATCTGAACGATCCCGCTAACGCTGTAAAAGATATAACAATTGAACTTTTGTTAACTGAAGCAGTGGAGAAACCAATCGAAAGACAAACAAGATCTGACATGATGACCGTTAGCCAAATCTTACGCAGTCTCAAATATGATCGAAAAAAGAAAAGATTGATGGGAACACCGAAATGGGTTTGGTTTCAAAAATCTACCTGATGTTCCTTACTGTTCCCACCCTGTTCCTACCTTCGGGAACGCTCAAAACCCCCTCTATAACTACTATATATATATATGTTCCTTATGTTCCTAGTATATTATATATAAATACAATATTGTATATTATGGGGGATATAGGGGATAAATATAACGCGAGGTAAGTTTGGTACAAAGGTGGGAACATCGGGAACGTGGGAACACTTGCTCAGTCTCAAATGAGTCTCAAAATTAAGAAATATTCATATTCTCTCATTTGCGTGTAACATCTATGTAATGGCTAAAAAAGGTACAAAATTAGAAACTGTTATTAGGTCACGTAAGCTTGGCGAAATCATCGCTAAAGGTGGCCGTAGATCTGATTGTCTTCGTTATGCCTCAGACAAGTGGGGGGTTGGTGCAAGAACCGTTGATAAGTATTTAGAGATCGCTAGAGCCGAAATGAAGGCCGATTGGGATATGGAAAGACCCGAAATGGTGGCGAATCTTTTAGCGCAAGCTGCAACGCTACAGATGGAAGCAAGAGAAAAAGGTCACTTGCATATTGCTCTTGGTGCAATCAATACAGCAGCTAGACTTGCACAGATTATTTCGTGAGCATTTTAGATACAGTTCAACCTGGAAAAGTTTTATATGAGATTGGTGCATATAATCTTCCTACAACGCAAGAAACGATAGAAAAAATTTATCAAGGTTTACTACCACATCAAGCAAAATTTTGTGATGATTTAGAACACAGAAAACTAGCACTTGTCTGTGGCTTTGGTGCTGGTAAAACATATGCTCTATGTTCAAAGGCTGTAATGCTTGCCTGTCTGAATATTGGTCATGTATCTGCTGTTTTTCAACCAACAGCACCTATGCTAAGAGACATTTTAATTCGTACATTTAATGAACTATTAGACGAATGGCAAATACCTTACACATTTAGAGCATCACCGCTTCCGGAGTACCAACTTTCTTGGAAGGAAGGAACACATACAATTTTGTTAAGAACAATGCTTACATATCAAAGATTGCGAGGAAATAATTTGTGCGCAGTCGGATTTGATGAGGCTGACACAATTCCTAAGAAAGAGGCGGAGCAAGCAATGAATATGGCTCTTGCAAGATTAAGGTCAGGTAATGTTCAGCAGTTTTATGCAACAACAACTCCAGAAGGTCATGGCTGGGCATTTGAAACATTTGAAAAAAATAGAAAATCTGACACTGCATTGATACAAGCAAAAACGGCTGATAACCCTTATCTTCCAGATTCGTTTATTCCATCTTTATATGAGAATTATCCACCGCAGTTAATAAAGGCTTATCTCCTTGGCCAATGGGTCAATTTAACTAGCGGTCAGGTCTATAATAGGTTCTCCAGGGAGCATCATGTCATCAGCACAATACCGTTTGACATAAAAATGGAAACCCTTTTAATAGGGGTAGATTTTAACGTGATGAACTGCAATTCCGTCATTGGTGTGAGAGATGGTGACAGGCTGGTGATCATTGATGAAATATCAAAAGAAAAAGATACAGATGCGTTGGCACAAGAGATACTTAGACGTTATCCTTCAAACAGAATTTTAGTTTACCCTGACGCTAGTGGTTCAGCACGTTCAACAATCAACGCATCAAAGACAGACATTGCAATCCTCGAAAGTTACGGCTTCAGTTCAATGGCTCTCAAGAGCAACCCCTTTATCAAAGATCGAGTTGCAACCGTCAATGCGTTATTACAAAACGGCAAAGGGGAAAGACGTTTGGCGATTCATGCCCGTTGCACTCGTTTGATTTCGTGCCTTGAGTTACAGAGTTACGATGAAAAGACAGGAGATCCAGATAAACAGAATGGATATGACCATATGAATGATGCCTTGGGGTATTTAATTTATCGTGAATTTAATTTGCTTTATGGTAGGGCAGGCAAGCCAACTGGTATTAGAATATATTAAAAGTAATGGTACTATGAGGAAAAACCGTGTATAGCTCACTAAATATTTACAATCAGCCTGTAACATTAGCTCCTACAACGGTTGCAAGCCCTAATGCTGCCTATCAACGCATGGCACAGTTTTGGGATCTCATAACTGACCTCAGGGAGGGAACTTATAAAGTAAGGAGTGAGCATAGAAAATACCTTCCACAACTTGAAAGGGAAACTGACGATAGCTATGATCGCAGGCTTAGCAGAAGCAATGTAGTTCCCTTCATGCAGAGAATCGAGAAGATGTTAGCTGGAATGTTAGTGCGAAAACCTGTTCGTCTTGATGGTGTCTCTGATTTAGTGAGGGAGCAGCTTTTCGATGTGGACTTAGAGCAAAATGATCTAAATGTCTGGTTATACAATACGGCAAGAATAGCGATTTCACTCGGACACTGCGGTGTGCTTGTAGATGCTCCAAGAGATGGAGAAAAAGTCAGACCATATTGGGTGACATATGAGCCAAAAAATATTTTGGGATGGAGAACAGAAGTTATTGATGGTGTAAGGCAGCTTACTCAATTACGATTAATGGAACAGGTTGTCGAACCTGATGGTAAGTATGGAGAGAAGATTGTAAAGCAGATCAGAGTATTAGAACCTGGGCGGTTTGAGATACATAGAAAAGATAAAAAAGGTGAATATAAATTACATGATGAAGGAGAGATGAGCATAAAGGATAAGATTCCTTTTGCTGTTGCTTATTCAAACCGAGTTGGATATTACGAAAGCCGAAGCCCTTTGTATGACATAGCAGAATTAAATCTTAAGCATTATCAAATTCAATCAGACTTGGATAATATTTTACATGTCAGTTCTGTACCTTTACTTGCAGTCTTTGGTTATCCAAACGCAGATGAAATAACTACTGGCCCAAGTGAGGCTTTAGCTTTACCACCTGAGTCACGCATGGAATATATCAGCCCATCTAGTGACAGTTACGCAAGCCAATTTCAAAGGCTTGGTGATCTCAAAGAACAAATTAATACTTTGTCATTAGCTGCGGTTCTTGGGCAGAAGTTAGTAGGAGAATCAGCAGAGGCCAAGAGAATAGATAGATCACAGAATGACAGCACCATGATGGTAATAGCCCAACAGATGCAAGACTTGATTGATAATTGTCTTAAGTTTCATAGTGAATATCTTAATGAACCTAACGCTGGGAGTTCTTTTGTTAATAGAGATTTTGTGACTGCAAGATTAGAACCACAGGAGATCCAATCATTACTTGCATTATTCACTGCTGGTACTATCAGTCAGGAAACATTACTTACACAACTTAGCAGTGGTGAAATTCTTGGTGATGACTTTGATGTGGAAGAAGAAGTCGAGGCAACGCAATCTGGTGGGTTGATCGAAATGGAAGCCCCAACAGAACCTGACGCAGCTTAATGAATGTCAATTCCAGAGGTATTTTTTAGAGAGACTATTGATCTCAACCGTTTCAGTAATGCTGTTGCAAAAAAATATGCCGTTACTTACAACGAGGTAATTTTAAATGCTGCAAAAAAACTAAGAGAGATTGATTTCAGGCAGAGAAGGGCTGGCGAGGCTGCAATTATTGCACCTGAAACAAGAAAAAGACTAAGAGCGATAATAAAACAGGCAAAAGACAGCCTTAATACATGGTCTGGTGCTACGGCAAGAGATTTCAAGAAAGAATTACAGGGGATAATTCTTTTACAAAGAGATTTTATCGTTAATGAACTGAAAAAGGTGACAGCATCAGGAGATGTGCCGATCAATAGCGTTGCAATAAGTCCAAAATATGCAGAATCTGTGATAATGACAGACCCAACACAGGTAAACATATTTACAACTGAACAGTTCAAGGAAGATGCTTTCAAAAGATTTGGTGCTGGTAAGTTTGAACTTACTGCAACTCAAGGATCAGCAATAACATTGCCTAATGGAGAAACTGTCAATAAAGCATTTAGAGGTATCGCTGCCAGTTCACAGGAAAAACTTGCATTGGCAATCAGATCAGGTGTATTTAGTGGAGAGACATCACAACAGATTGCAAGACGATTAGTTGGTCAGTTGAATTTTGCAGATTTTGGGCCACTATCTGTCAAACAGCTTGCAGCATCGGGTGGAGAACTTACAAAACTTGCAAATCATCAAATCCAGACGATTGTAAGAACTTCTGTGAATCAAGTGCAGAATCAAGCATCACAGGCTGTTTATGCTGCAAATAGCAAAGTTGCTCCTAAATATGAATATGTTGCGACATTGGATTCAAAAACCACACCAATCTGTCAGAGGTTAGATGGTCAGATATTTGAATACAACAAAGGGCCGACACCACCTCAGCACTTTAATTGTCGATCAACTACTGTTCCTGTTGTTGATTTTGAAGGCTTGAGAAATACGGAATATACAGTAAATGGTAAAAAGGTAAAACCATTTAAGAACCTACAAGATCCACCAGTAACTAAGCTTGATACAAGGCCAAGCATGACAGGTCGAGTTCCGCAGGGGCAGGCTTATGGTGATTGGTTATTGAACCAAAAAAAAGAACTACAGATAAAAACTCTTGGCAATGAACAGAGAGTAAGATTTTTTAAAACATTAGCAAGTAAAAAAGGAAGTTCTGGTCAAAAGGCATTAAGACAGATTATTAGAAGCGATGGAACAGAAAAAACATTAGACCAAATCAAAAAAGAATATAAACTATAGATATGCCATTAAAAAAAGGAAAATCTGAATCTGTTATCTCTAGCAATATTCGTTTGTTAATGAGAGAGGGCCGCACATTGAAGCAAGCACAGGCCATTGCACTATCTACTGCTGGCAAAAAAAAGACAGCTAAAAAACGCAAAAAGAAGTAATATAAAGACAGCTACTTTTATTGTCATGCCCTCACACTATGGTTCAATGAAGCCAAAAGGTAAAAAGAAAAAAAAGAAGGGAGGTAAAAAATAATGGGAAAGTCAATAATAAAAAGATTGTCTGATGCAAAAAAAGGAGCAGAAGAAACAAACAACAAGGAAACTAAGCCTACTGCAAAAAAGAAAACTAAAAAGTGAGAAGATTCCGCAAAGTTGCAAAAGATAAAAAAACTGGCGTTGCTAAGAAATACCTTAGTGGAGCCAAAAACAAGAGTGCAAAAGCGGCTGAAATAAAACGCACAGCGGAAGCTTACAAAAAAGGTGAATTTATTGACATAAAGGCAGTATCCAAATCACGCACAAAACAAGATGGCTCCAAAAAGAAAACCACTGTCCGCCGCCGTAGAAAAAAATCTTAGAGCAAAGGCAGAGAAATCAAGATTTACATATCGTCAGCTTGCAGCCGTTTACAGGCGTGGACAAGGTGCTTACTTATCAAGTGGCTCAAGGAATGTTCCTATGGGTGCATGGGCTATGGGGAGGGTCAATAGTTTTATTTCTGGCAAAGGCGGTGCAAGAAAAGCAGACGCTGATTTGTTGAGGAAGAAAAAATGAAATTAACTACAAGACAAAAAAATACTTTAGCCAAACATCAAAAGGCGCATGGTCATACCAAAGCGCACATGGATTTTATGAAACGTAAGATGAGAGAAGGAATGTCATTTACAGAGGCACATAGATTAGCAATGAGAAGGAAGGGTAAATGAGTGATCCTAGACTTAAAAGATTTGGACTAGCTGGTTTTAACAAACCCAAGAGAACACCATCACATCCTACAAAGTCTCATGTTGTACTAGCGAAAGAAGGGGACAAGATTAAATTAATCAGGTTTGGTATGCAAGGTGCTAAGACTAAGCCACCTAGAAAGGGAGAATCAGAGGCAGATAAGGCCAAACGTAGAAGTTTTAAGGCTAGACACGCTAAAAATATTGCCAAAGGTAAAATGTCAGCAGCTTTTTGGGCAGACAAGACAAAGTGGAGCTAGTATTGTGAATAATTGTAAATTTTTTATTTATGGCTGACGAACCAATCAAACCAAATCCACCTGTAGACACAACAGCGTTGATGGCAGAAGTTGAAGCACTCAGGAAAAGCAACAGAGAAATTTTAGATGACTACAAAAAAGCTAAGGAGGCGGCAAAAGCTGTACCACCAGATGTTGATGTAGATGCTTTGATTGCTTTCAAACAACAGAAAGAAAAAGAAGAGCTAGAGGCAAAGGGTAGATATGATGAGGCGATTGCTAAACAAGCACAGCAGTATCGTGATGCTGAAGAGGCAAAGAACAAAAGAATCCAAGAGCTAGAAGCTAGACAGAGACAGCTTGAAGTTGAAGCCCCAGCAGTAACAGCACTTGCTGATGTTGTACACGATCCACAATATGTGTTATCTCGCATTAGTAAGGATCAACTTGCAAGAGAGGCTGATGGAACAGTTGTTGTTGTTGATGGTTATAACAGAACACCTGTAAAAGATTGGGCAATGACAAAAATGCCCTCATGGGTACAGAAGAACCCAAGACCACAAGGCGGTGGAGCAACGACAACTAAAGTGCAAACAGAGTTTGTAACTAGCGGTGAAAATAATCCATTTGCAAAAGATTCTTTTAATTTAACCGAGCAAGCAAGGTTATATCGTACAGACATAAATAAATATAATATGCTCAAAAACGCAGTTAGCGGTTAGTATAGAACTAACGTGGTTGTGCCATGTCAGAGGTTGTGCCTCGAAGTGAACATATTAATTAAATTATCATGGCGACAGTTCGCAGTGACTTGATTATACCAGAGGTGTTCACCCCCTACTTAATTGAGGCTACTACTCAGACAGATAGCTTCTTACAGAGTGGGGTAGTGCAACCTTTGGCAGAATTAAATTTATCCGCACAAAGGGGCGGTGACTTTGTAAAAATCCCTAAAGCGTAGTTGGGGCTTATGTTGGCAACAACATAATGAAACAAGGTGAATTGCTGGAAGTCCACCATAAAAGGATAATCAGC